TATCTTAATCCGTATGCCATTATGCTAAACTAATATTTTGTCCTTTAAGATTTGATGCCTTTTGTGCCCTATTTACAGACAAAAGTAAGTCTTGTCCTCTTAACATAAATGTTCCACCTCCACCTCCACCCATCATATCTTTAAGTTTGTCTAAAGGAGCGACTACTTCAGGGTTTGATTTAGCACCTGGGTATTCACCCATTAAGCCATATGTAGGCCCACTAATAATACCACCATCTGCAAACTTCCTTGGCATATTTGAGTTCTTACTATTTGTATTTCCGCTTGTAGTTGATTTAGCATTTGTTAAACTTGATTTTAATGCTGCTCCTGCTGCAACGGCTGCAATACCTGCTGCTACTGCTAAAGCTGCTCCTGCTGGAGTAGGATTCTTTAATGACTCCCATGCTGCTAATTTAGCAACTCCGAATGCTATTAATTGCTTACCTAATGATTGTAGTGCATCTGCTATTAATGTTCCAAACACATCTATTGCATCTACATTTTCTCCTGCTAAAACCTTACCTATAGATTCGCCTAATGCATATAAAGAGTTATTAATAAAATCATTAATGGTACTATTTATTCCGTTTATCGTATCAGTCCATGTAACATTAAAGCTTTTTACTTTATCTTTTGAACCTGCTATAGCAGCATCAACATTAATTAACGCATCTGCTATTTTATCAAATTGTTCAGCAGTATAACCTCCAGTAGAAGCTAAATCGTATAATTTATTTTTATAATCTTCTAATATTTTAATCCTATCTGTAGATGTTGTCTTGCCACTAGCATTAGCTATTTTAGTAGCTACATCAGATTCTATTTTTAATGCAGTAAGAGAATTTTGTAAATCTCTATCGTTTATTTTATTAGCAGCATCAGATGCTTCTTTATCTCTTCTTTCTTTTTCTTTCGCAGCTTTATCATCATATTCTTTTGCTATATTTAACATATTCTGCCTATATGCAGCATAGTATGTTTCAGAATTAGTATAACCAGCAGCTCTCATTTTTTCAAGTCCATCAGATAATTCTAATCCTGCTTTATATTCTTTTTGTGCTCTTTCGTCTAATGTGTTAATATAAGCTTGTGTTTCAGCTTCGTTAGCAATTTTTGCTAATCTAGCTTTTTCTTTTGCTACTTCTTCTGGTGTTTTACCCTTTTTACCACCTTTATTATTTTCTAAACCTATAGATCCTGTTTCGGCAGTTGTATATATCCCTTGTAATCTATTTAATTCTTTGTCTATAGAATCTACAAATGATTTTATAGCATTTTCTTGATCTCTAATCCCACCAACACTAGCATCAATTAAACCTTTTAAATGCTTTGCAGATGATGGAAATTGTTTTACAAAATTTACCGCAGCTTGGACTCTTGCAGTTTTTTGCAATGCTAATTGATAAAGTTCTTCATCTTTTGCAAATTTTTCAGCAGCTAGTTTATTTATTTTACTTGCTACTGCGGTTGCTTTTGCTCTTTCAATTATAGCTGTTTTTACTCCATCAGTAGCGGTTGCTACATCTCCATTAAGTATTTTTTCCTTATCTAAATTTCCAAAATAAGATGGGTACTCATCTTGTAATTTTTTAACTGCTGATAATCTTTTTTGCATTGTAATTTCATGATTACCTGCAATAGATACCAATGCGTTCATTTTAGCTATCTCCTCACCTGCTGAACCCATAGATGATTTAAGAGTATCATTATACTCTTTTTGAGCATCTTTTAATGCGTTTGTGGCATCTTTTACTTTAAATAATCCAGCATCCCATGCAGTAAATAAAGCGATAACCGCTGAGCCAACTAGATATAATGGCCCTGCCATTCCTGCTATACCACCCATTAATGCAGGTAAGTTGTTTTGAATACCTCTAAACCCATAAGGTAAATCTTGAACAACTAATGCAAGGTTTGTCCATTGCATATTTGATTTCTTAACAGAATTACCTGCTGCTGCTGCTGCATTACCTGCTTTTATTTGAGCAGTTGAAAACTGATTAAGACTTGCAGTTGCATTATCAACACTTTGTTTAGTAAACTTTAAATCTAAGTTATTATCCTTTAAATATTGGCTAAGTTTCTTTGCTGATGCAGGAACATTTCCTAGATCAAAGTCAAAGACTATTTTAACCATTTGATTATCTGCCATTATATTATCGGTTTAACTATTTTATATTTTTCTAAAACTTGTTTAAGCTCATCCTCTGTCATTACCCTTTGCTTTACAAAGTTACGAGTATCACAGTCTAATTCAATAAGCTCTTGTGGCTTAACCTTCTTACCCTTTGGTAATTGAATATTGATTAGTAGTGTTGTCTGCCATCTAGTTCTAATCCATTGTTGCTCTTCCTCATGCCTATATCCATACCACACAAAATCTAATTCAGCCATGGTCATCTCCCAAAACAAATGGGGAAGCACTTTGCACTCCCCCATTGTATATCTTTCTATGTCAATCCACTCTAATTTTTTTTTACTCCATCTTTTTTGGTTGACTTAGTTGGCTTATCATCTATACCACTATTCATGCTTTCTGAAAGTGCTGACATTACATCTTGGAACTTTTGTCCACCCATTCCTCCAATATCATCTATCCAATCACACACTTCCATCTCTGTAAAGCTTGGAGTGATCCCTTGAGAATATAATGGATATTCAGCAGCCGATTTCATTAAGTTAACAATAGCATCAAGTGAATCTTTACCACTTAAAGCATCCCCTATGTCAGAAGGCCCTATCCCTTGTAATTGACAGAATCTTTTAAGACTCCAAGTACAAAAACGCATCGGTATCTTCTTCCCATCGGAAAGAGTTAATTCAAATTGTCCTCTCATATGTTTGGTTTGTTTGGTTTGTTTTTACTATGCGTTGGTAGCGATAGTTAATGCTCCTGTTCCTTTGAAAGAAACTGAGTAAGTAACTGGATTCTCCATGTCAGCAGTCATATCTACACTCTCGATAAATGCTTGACCTGAATAAATCACATCTCCTGTTACTGGAGTAATACCACCAACTGTTGAGTTATCTACTGTAGTAAATTTAACTAAAACAGATGTTCTAGCAATTGCTAAAGCATTTAATTCAGCAGTAGTTACATAAGTAGCAACTGTTCCTGGAACTACTGTAGCTAAGCCATCAGTTGTTAAAGACCATGATTTTTGTCCACCAATTTCATCAGCCCATCCTAAACTTTGTTTTGTAGATGAGTCTGGAGTATCGATAGCCAAACTTAAAGAACATGAAGTAGCGAAACCTATTACTTCAGTTCCAATTAGAACTACTAATGAAGTTCCGTTAAATACACTTGTTGTTGCCATTTTATTTTATTTTTCTTTTATGTTAATTGATTCACGAAATGATCCATTGTTATCACCCTTCTAAACACATATGCCTCATCCACATAGTCAAAGGTAGCAATATTACTACCAATCTTACAAGTCACTATTTTAAAGTCAGGTGCGGTACTAGGATAGTTCGGTGGTCTAACACCTACTATTTCTAATAACTCATTTGCATAAGTATCAACACTTTTCTGCCCTACTTCCCCTGCTTTAAAAGTCCTATAAACTATGTCAAATTGGATAGTAACATTAAAAGCAAAGCTTTGTTTATTACTATTGTCCACTTGTGTCTGACTACTAATAATTAAAAAAGGTGGTTCTACTGTGTCAGGTGCTATGGTATCATAAGCAGCTAATGAGTAGGAAGCCGAGATAAGCTTATCGTAATAAGCTTTCCTTAATGTATATCCGCAGTCCTTCATTTTGGTACAAATTTAATGAAATATATTTATATCTTAACAGACTTCAATTTCTTAATCATAGATGTAAAGACTTCGCTATAAGCACTAAACATATATGGTCTATATGGAACACCTATAACTTTCTTTGATTTTTTAAATGTCAGAGCATAAGATTCTAAATCAGCCATATTCACATTTGGATAAACAGGTATCTGAAATCTTGTTCCTGTTCCAAACTCTACATAAGGGGCATATCTTACATTTGTATTACCTGCACTTACACTAGCTCCTACACCTGGTTGATATTTAGCGTGTCTAATAGAAGCCTTTAAAGCTCCTGTTTTTACTGCAACTTGTTGCTTTGCTCTATCTGCTATTTCTATAACTGCTGCATCAATAATAAGCTTAGACTCTTCAAACATTTTTTGAGGGGCTGCCTCAAGCCTTTTGATTATCGCATCAGCACC